CCACGTAAGACTCTTAATATTGCTCTCGCTGGTACCGGTGTCGGTAAGTCTTTATTTATGTGTCATGTTGCTTCCTCGGCTCTAGTACAAGGTCATAATGTTTTATACATTACGATGGAAATGGCTGAAGAGAGAATCGCTGAAAGAATAGACGCTAACTTACTTAACGTACCAATCGATCAGTTAGATAAGATAAGTAAAGATCAGTTCACTACAAAAGTAAACGACATAGCCAGAAAAACTACAGGTAAGTTAATCATTAAAGAATATCCAACTGGCTCTGCACACGCTGGTCATTTCCGTGCATTACTTAATGAACTTAAATTGAAAAGACAATTTGAACCGGATCTAATCTTTATTGATTATCTCAATATATGTGCAAGTTCAAGAATGAAAGGAATGGGCGGTGCAATCAATTCATACTCTTACATTAAAGCAATTGCTGAAGAATTACGTGGTCTTGCTGTCGAGTTCGACATACCGATCTTCTCTGCAACGCAAACGACTCGTTCTGGTTTTAGTAACTCGGATATTGGGCTTGAAGATACCAGTGAGTCTTTTGGATTACCCGCAACCGCAGATCTCATGTTCGCTCTCATTTCAACCGAAGAGCTTGAGCAGCAAGGTCAGTTCATGGTTAAACAATTAAAGAATAGATACAACGATCCAACTATGCACAAGAGATTTGTCATTGGAGTCGATAGAAGTAAGATGAGACTATATGATGTCGAGGAGACAGAACAGACTTTAACCGATGATACTCCGGTATTCGATAAAACTGATACTGGTAAAAGATTTAAGGATTTTAAATTATGATAGCAAAATTAATTAGTTACAGCAAACCTTCTGAGTTTAGTGTATGGGACAATAGTGATGATGAACAACACAAAGATCTAGTGTTAAATAGTCAAGACTTGATAGCTTACTGCGCAAGAGTATCTAATCCTTCTAATCAAAATAATACGGCAACGTCTGAAAAGTTGTTACGATATTTGATTAAGTACAAACATTGGTCTCCGTTCGAGATGGTCAGTGCTTGTATAGAAATAGAAACTACAAGAGATATTGCAAGACAATTATTACGACATCGTAGTTTTAGTTTTCAAGAGTTTAGTCAAAGGTATGCCAATCCAGTAGAGGAGTTAGAATTTGTCACACGAGAAGCGAGAATGCAAGATACAAAGAATAGACAAAATAGTGTCGAAATTGATGATAGGGCTTTCCAAACTGACTGGGAACGAGAACAAAAAAGAGTTATATGGATGTGCGAAAAAGTTTATAAGGCTGCAATCAAGAAAGGGATTGCAAAAGAAGTCGCGAGAGCAGTATTACCAGAAGGATTGACAAAATCAAGATTATATATGAACGGTACGATAAGAAGCTGGATTCATTTTATTGAATTACGTTCAGCTAATGGTACTCAAAAAGAATGTATTGAGGTAGCAAAAGCTTGCGCAAAAGCGGTATCAAATATATTTCCAATGGCAGAGGAGTTCGTAAATGAGTAATAAATATACACAAGATATGACAGGAACAGGACAACATATTGAATTACCAGACCCTGGTCCAGAACCAGAGCGATACTACGACTGGATGTTGTGGAAGTTACGACAGAGTCCAGAGTGGCGTAAAGCTTTGAATTCGGAACCGAAGATAAATTGGATTAAAAAACTGATGAAATTTGACAGCTTAATACTCGCATTAGTATACACACTTGGCCATATTGTTATTGCCATGAACGTAGTGTATTGGATGACTGGAGCGAGTATATGGGAGGCCGGAGCTGTCGCGCTGATAGAGCCATCTATAAACGGTATTTGGTTTTATGTATTACATAAACTGTGGAAAAAGTATAGTTAACAAGTTAAGTGAAAAGTTTACTTTAAGTGCACTTTTTTGTTTACAAAGTCCTTTTTTTATGGTATAATGTATACATTAAATAATTAAATAAGGAGTTGAAAATGGCTAAAGTTAAAAGTTGGATGATGGATTTGGAAGAGCAGTTTTACGATAAGGCTGCAAAAATCATCATGGATTGCGAAACAGAATCAGAAGCTGAAAAGCGATGTGAAGATCTAAGAAGTAAAGATTACAACTTCATGGATCAAGATGACGTTGCTGGTCAAGTATCTGATTTTTGGATTGACTGTCATGGTTAATCCTAAAAGCTTTATGAAAGGAATGTTTGCGGCTGGCATTGCATTCCTTGGTTTAAGTTTTTGTAGTCCACCAGCACCAGCGGTAGAACTCAAAAAGATAATTACACAAGATCAAGCTGTGTGTCTAGCTAAAAATATGTACTTTGAAGCTAGAAATCAGTCGTGGCGTGGTATCATTGCTGTTGGAATGGTAACACTAAATCGTGTCAGTGATAATAGATTTCCAGACAATTTATGCGCTGTCGTTAAACAAGGACCAACGAGTAAGTGGTGGTTCAAGACGAAAGGTAAGATAGTTCCTATACGCCACAAATGTCAGTTCAGCTGGTACTGTGATGGTAAGAGCGATAAAATATCAAAGTTTGACATTGAATTGTATAACGCAATATTTTTAAAAGCAGTTAGAATGATTGGTGCGTATAACTGGGGAAGTCTAGACGATATGACCAAAGGTTCAACACATTATCACGCTGACTACGTATATCCAGCGTGGAGAGAACAAAAGACTAAAATGATTACAATCGGTAATCACATATTTTATAAATGGGAAAAAAGTAAATGAGAAGCTTTATTGTTGACAGCTGGAACGTTGTAATGAACCATAATTACAACCCGTTAAAAAACATACCTGACTTAAACGTAAGACACATGGCCATGCAAATATTAGCGTGGATGTGGTGTGTAGCGTTTTCTATGTATTTTGGTAGCATGTGGATATTTGGTCTTACGGCCATAGCTCACTGTTTTATCATAGGAGCTATCGTAGTAACAGTTGCTACCTTTCATTCAGCGAGAACTATGAGTTGGACTTATCATACGCCAAGTCGTTCGAGAGCGATGTACTATAATGGTAAGAGAATTGAATTAGATAAAAATGATGTTGGAGGCGAACATGAGTAAAAGTAAAGAGCCAAAGGGTGAATATAAGTTTAATGAAAAAGAGTATGTTGAAGAGTTACTAAGAGTTATAGACTCAACTTATACTGGTCACTATTCAAGAGATCATTTTCAGGCTACTGAATTTATAATCGACGGTGGCCACGGCACAGGGTTTTGTATCGGTAATATTATGAAGTACGCGCAAAGGTATGGTAAAAAAGGTAACAGAGACGACGCTCGTAAAGACTTGTTAAAGGTGTTGCATTACGGAATAATACAACTGTTTGTGCATGACTGTTTTGAAAATCATGAGATTAAAATAAATGAAAAATTTGACTATGAAATAGGTAAATTAGTATAAGTGTCAAAAAATTGACAAAAAAAAGTGTCAAATTATTATCAGTGTCAAAAAATTGACAGTAGGCGTTTCACCTATAAATATTACTGTAAGGAGTAGATATGCCAAAAATATCTGAAAACACTGGCGTTGAAATGCCAATACGAAATCTACTGTCTATCATCTTGGCAGTGGCCGTAGGTGTATGGGCATACTTTGGTATCATTGAAAGACTAAACAAAGTAGAAACTGAACTTATAATAATTAACACAGATCTTGAAAAGAATACCGAGTTTAGAATTAAGTGGCCACGCGGTGAGATGGGTAGTTTACCAGCAGACAGCGAACAGTTTATGTTGATAGAACATCTAGCAGGTCAGCTTGAAAAACTTGCAACAAATATTGAGACTGGAAAAGCTCCATTCGACCAACAACAGAAACTTACACTTGATTTTTATAAGCAAAGAATTGAAAAACTTGAAAATCAAATAGACAAACTAAAAGACAAAATAGGAGAAGGGTTGGTTAGCAAAAGACCTTTAGAATAAAATGGAAATATTCACAGGATTTATTTTGTTAATGTTTATGAGCGGAGATGTTAGCCCAACAGAGTTTACACCTCGTGACTCAATGATGGAA